TGTAAATGAAAATAAAAGCAGAATAGATAATGTGTTATTAATTACAGATGCGGCTAATTTTTTAAATAAGTACAATGTAACATTAAAACAAATTAATAAAACAGATCCTAGTATTAGTGTCACATTAAATGATAAACACAAAGAAATGATATATGAAAGGTATAAACAAGATTTTGAAATCTTTCAATTTGTTAAATGAGACATGAGTTAGTAAATATCCTTAAGAAAAAACAAAAGAGTCACAGTTTAGTTGCTCTAGAAAAATTCACAACACTGTTGCCTGCAAACAGTAGCATAATAGACGTAGGAAGCGGTCCACAAGAATTACACGCAAAAATACTAAGAATTGACGGTCACAATGTTGATACATGCGACTTTCATGAAGATGCTACCTATAGAGGAAATTTTAATGAAATTAAAATACCAAAACAATATGATGGTGTATGGAGTTCTCATTGTTTAGAACACCAACTTAATGTTAATGCATATCTTAAAAAAGTAGCAAGTTGTTGCAAAGAAGGGGGCTATATTTGTATTACTGTTCCTCCTTTAAAGCATACAATAGTCGGAGGACATGTAACACTATGGAATGCAGGTTTACTAATTTATAACACAGTACTAGCTGGGTTAGATTGTACAAATGCTAAATAAAAACATACGGTTATAATATTAGTATAATTGTAAAAAAGAAAAGTTTTATTATGCCAGAGTTACATTTTGTAGGTACAGATTTGGGATTATTAAAACAGTATTTTCCATCTGATATAAGATGGAGAGGAAATGACATAAAGCCTAAGTTCGAAGGTCAGTTACAAGAACTAAATTGGTGACTTAAACATTCGAGGATATTTTGTTTCTCCGCTATAGTCTCTACGCTTTATTCCTAGTATAGCAGATCTTTTACAATTTATATCTAAACGCTTGCCTACACTATCATTATAACTTTCTGTAAAACTATCTACTTTGTAACACAAAAATTTATTACTTTCTAAATAGTTTATTATTTTATTTTCAGAAGGTATTGTTACAAATCCTGATTCCTCTTCAGCGGCGTCTACCATTAAATTTCTAGGATTTTCAACAGTAACAGATTCTTCACTTGAATCTATCACAAAAGTATCTATAAGGACAGTTGATTTTGTTGCACCCATAACTGTATCTAAGAAATCGTCAATGTCATTATAATAATACATAACACCCATAGATAAAACCATATCGTACTTTTCTTTATTTTTCTTTAAATGATTTAATGAATTTCCTTGTTGAAATTTAACATTTCTTTTAGTAAATTCTTTCCAGCCTCTGTCAGAAAAATCTAATGTATCCATGCCTAAATACTTTGCTTGAGGATAAAATCTATTTGCAACATTTAACCAATATCCGTTGTTACATGCCATGTCAAACACGCTTCTAATTGGAGTTACAGTATAAGTCAAATCTAATGCTTTCCTAAACATTTGCATACGTTCTATTATGTATTTTCCTTTGTCCATAATTACTCCTTAAAATATACTGGTTTTAGGTGTGCCCATGTCTCGCCTGACTTAACTTCATGTCGGTTCCAAAAAGTATATGCAATTTTATTTTTCCAATCTTGCATGTCTATGTCATATTTTAAATTTTCAATTTGTGATAAATCTTTATGTGCAATAGGCCACACCATACTTCCTGGGTCAAGAGCAAACACTGGTATTCCTTGAACAACAGCTTCTATAGCACTTAAACTATTAAATGTAATAACACAATGAGCTCTACTTAAATCAGATAATAACGACTCTCCTCCTTGATTGCCGCCACGTTTTACATTTTCTGTTAGGAACACATTATCTAATGCTTTGACTATCTTCTTTGTTCTTTTTAGTCCGTTATCTAAACCTCTAGGATGGGGACGTATAATTATTCTTCTGTCGCTGTATTTTCGTATTTGTTTTATAATATCAAGCACCCAGTCATAAAAACTTTTGTACCCTTTGTCATATAATCTAACTAATGCACTATCACCTTCTTTTTGTCCCATTATGATAATATCACCGCCTTGACTCTTCCAGTCTTTAAATTTAATTCCGGTTTTAGATTCAAATTTATTCCATCTCTCTGGTCCGACATTGTTGTTGTTACAATTAGCATCGTTCCAACCATAGCCGTTCCAACCAAAGCGTAGCCATCCTGGATAATCCCTAAACGGTTCACTTTCGCTTACTAAAAACGGTTTATTGGTTTTTTGAATATAAAGATATTTGCTTCCTTGTTTATCTAAGCGTTTGTATAAAAACTTAGGTTTTAATAGATTAGTTTGATAATAACAATCAGCAGGATATTCAGCATTTGGATCAAAGTCTCTTATGCATTCGTATACATCGCCGTGACGTTTAATACCTTGTTGCCATCCATAATACGATTTACTTATGAATTGAAACCCAATTATCTTAACCATTTAAATATATTGCCTCATGTGACGCCAGCAGTCACCGTTTACTAATTCTGTAAAGTTCCAATGAAACATACTTATTCTTTGTAACCATTTTAATCTATCAAATTCAATTGGATTTTCTATATTTTTAAATCCTACATGACTTACTTCGGCACATTGACTTTTTACAGGATCTGTAATAAATGCCGGATATCCTTGTATTAATGGAGCAACTATACTGCTAGAGTTATGATTAACCACTGCCCAACAATTTTGTAAATCTAAATTGATATGTCTGTTAGCCGCATCACTAATACTTATTCCTGGTTTAGTTGCTAGACTTTTTATTGATTCAGGAGTCTTGGTTAAAGTTTTTCTATCACCGGGATGTAAACGTAGCACTATAGGTCTATCGCTGTGTCGTCTTATTTCGTTCACAGTTTCTATACACCATTCCCCTAAATCTTTTTTACCCATACTCCAGCCGCCAGCACGTTGGACACATATTAAAATATGGTCACCGTGTTTTTTATTTTCTTCTAGTTTAATTTTTAGATCGTTACTTATTTGTTGCCAGCGTTTTGGATCAGGATTGCTGTCGCAATAAATTCCTGTTGTCGGAAAAATACCGTTGAAGCTATATCTTAGATAATGATGCGGCTTGTTTTTTTCTGTTGCATATAAAAACAAATTTGCATCAGCTGAGACAACTTTTTTTCCTTTTTGTATTGTATCTATTACTTTTTGACGTAAAACTAGATGAGGAGCAGTTTTACCAGATTCATGTTGCCATCCTTGTATAACTCCTACATCTGCATCCATTATATCCCAACTACGAGATACTACTCCTTCGTCGCCGGCTTCATTAACTCCTTGAATAAATTTTACAAGTATGTCAAATTTTTCTTGACTTCGATTTTTCGCAGGTACACCGTTATAATAACTAACTACCTTCATTGACTATTCTCCATGCATAGCCATTAAGCATTTCTTGTCTATTAAACTGACAGTAACTTAAATGAGCCATAAATGCAATCATAGTATCTTTATCAGGAATATTTAAATTTTCTACATCTGATAGTTCGCTGTTACAAATTACACTTGCCGCGTTTGGTCCTAATGCTATGGCAGGTTTGCCGTTCATAAGTGCTTCTACTGCCGCAATACTGTTGTAAGTAACCATACAATGAACATCATCAGCAAGTGCTTGTTCCATTGTTTTGGTAGATATTCTTTCAGTTCTATTAGGCTTTAATCTAATTTCAATAGGCCTGTCAGTATACTTTTTAAGTTCAGATACAACTTGATTAACCCATGTCTCTGGATCCGGCTGACCAAATAACATCATTACTTTTTCGCTAGGAGGACATACTAATATTTTTCTACCTTCAGTAAATTTTTGATACTTGTAACCAATATGCTTTAATCTTGCTGTATCTCTTTGAACAATAGGTCCCATGTTTTGTAAGGCGTCTTTAGTTACTCGGTGCCACCCTTTTGATTTACTTTTACCATTGCCAAAATATCCTGTATCAATTGCATAAAAAGTTCTTTTAGTTTCCCAACAATGATGTATAGCTTTACGACTTCCTCCGCCTAAGCCTCTAATGACTAATGGCATAGTGCTATTTTCTTCTAACTTCCAATCACTTAATTTTCCGTTACAACCTTGCATAAACGCTTCTAAATACTCGTCGTATACCATGCCTTTGGTATTGTAGTTAATACCTCCTGCGCTATCTATAGCGGCAGCTTTTGGTTGTTTTAGTTGTTGTATAGTCTCCATAATTTTCTCCTCACTTGATTTGTAATAATTATTATCAGGATCAACTAAATGCTTTAGAACATTGTTCATTAAACTAGTTTTCTCTTTATTCAAACCAAGATTCTTTGGACCTATAATTTTATTTTTTTCTTTGTGTAAACTATCATCTAAATGATCTACACGCTGTCTAAGTAAACTTATATAAGCCTTATACCATTCGTAATTATATTCGCAGTTTTCATAATTAGAGAACCAAGGCCCTCCTTCTGTATAATGTAGTGCCGCAGGGTCTCCGTCATCTGGAAATTTGTACCAACCTACTAGCCAATTCCATACATGAGAAATTTCTCCTATCTCGCTATCGTTTAGCCAACTAAATCTATGAAAATATTTGCCATCAAACTCTTCATTACTTACAAGCTCAGGTGTTAGTTGTGCATTACTAGGATGTTCACAATTAAATAACATCATACTAGACCAATTTTTCCTAGGATAAATGTGTTGTGTTTTTCCATCCATTTTTATTCCAGGTTTAGGTGTATAGTCATGTTGAGCACACATTAATGCATATTTGTCGTTTGCTAATTCAAATAACTTTGCTACGTCTGTCCTAAAAACAAAATCACAATCTATAAATAATGCCCATCCTTTATATTCAGCAAGAGCTGGCACTAAAAATCTTGTAAAAGTAAATTCTGTGCTTCCTAATTTATCTACAGGTCTTTCGTATAAACCTGCTTTTTTCATATGTCTCAGTTTAATAGGTTGAATGTCTACTGGAACCGATGCATGATCTTTTATACTTTGTCTTGCTACTTCGTATGCAATGTCCTCTCGACTATCATAGCCTATGAATATTTTTAAAGGTTCCATCTAGTCTCTTCTTTCTATGTCTGCTTCTATACAATTTGTACCATACTGTATTTCAACTAACTTAAGATCGTTTTCTGATTCATTAGCTAATTGATGCCACATACCTTGAGGGATATGCAGACTTTCGTGTTGTTTGTAAGTACCATATAACTCATAATCAGTGTTATTGTTTATTGTATAAACTGTAGCAGTTCCTTCTGCAACAAACCAATGTTCACTACGTTCTTTGTGTCGTTGCATTGATAATTTATTACCCGGAGGCACTGCAAGTTCTTTTACTTTAGTATGACTACTATATTCGTGTATCACTCTGTAATACCCCCATGATCGTTGTGTTTTAGGAGCCTTCCATTCGTCAAGTATCCAACTAGACGAATTCAGTTTATTTTCGCCTCCAACTCCAAAAACAAATTCTACATTAGGTAAGTCACCATATATTTCATATTCTGGGGTAGTTGTATTACTTCTATCTCCACCGTTTGCAAAGATAATTTTTATTGGCCCGTGTGTTGCCATAGTTTTATATATAGCACCACATGCTGTGTTATCACTATCATCAAAAGATATAACTTTATCTACTATACTGAGATTTTCTATAACTTTAGCACGTTCTAAAAAAGGCATAAACGGTCTGCCTTTTTTTGTTGTTAACCATTCATCTGAATTGATGCCAACGTGTAACTCGTCTCCGAGTTTTTTAGCTTCTTTAAAATATTCTAGATGTCCGGAGTGTAGGGGATCAAATCCACCTGTAACTAATACAATGGTTTTCATAAAGATATTTATATGCTAAGTTAATTCTATTGTTTGTTTTAGAAGTTTCCAAACATAGCCAGAAGTTAACTCTTTACCTTGCCATTGCATAAAAGCTATTCGTTTTAGCCATTCGGTTAAATCAAATTCTTTCAAATTTTCTATATCAACAAGATTATTTGCAACAGGATAGGTTACTGCACTACTGTCGAGTGCAATAGTAGGGGTACCATATAAAACAGATTCTACAGAACTAGTGCTGTTATATGTAACCATGCAATACGATCTATTAAGGTCATAGTACAAATCGGGACTATCGCTGTATTCTATAGTGTCTTTAAATGTCTTTTTAATGTGTTCTATTACTGTTTTATCTAAAGGATGGCTACGTATTAGTATAGGACGATCAGTAAGTTTTTTTATTTTTTTAATTTCTTCACAGCAATAATCTTTATATTTTTTATTATTATAGATTAGTTTATTCAATGCACTATCGCCATCTAGTTGTAAACAAAATAATACATAGTCTCCTCTAATTTTTTGAGGCATCACTTCTATATTATATTTGTTTTGCAATTCGGACCATCTGTTATAAGTTGGATCATAAGGGTGTATACCTTCGTCCATGAAAAAAGAGTTCCAAGAAAATCTAATCCATCTATCAGCAAACTCTGTGTGTTTGTCTGTTTGTCCTAAACTTATTTGACGCAGTATAGGTAATTCTCTGATTAGTATCGGTATATTTTCTTGCTTGGATACTAGTTCTACTTGTTCATAAAACTCGTTTTTTGGTCTAGCTTTTTTCTTCATTCCGTTTTGAACAAAAAAGTCTGGTCTTGAATCACCTTCTAATAGGTATGCCGGAACTCTGAGCATAATGTCTTGCCCAGTAGAACTTATCATAGGATTTAATACTTTAATTTTTGCAGACTTGCATTCTTGTATTGACCAACCTATCACAATGTTGCATCTTCCATTCCTGCTACACGTAGTTTAACTACGTTAGTAATTTGCCATTGTTTTTGATCAAGTGCTTTGAGTACACCTAACCATTTATTGCGTAGTAATGCAAATTCGTTAATGATCTTTTCATAGTCAACAACGTCTGCCTCACCGTCAACGTATTTTTCAACGTCACGGCTTGACAGAGCTCGTTGATAGTTTTCAAGATATTTTTTGAAATATGAGCTACGCAATCTACGTAGCTCTATGTTTAGATAATTTAGGATTGCTTCAATCTCTTGTAATTGATTAAACCTTTGCTCTACAATTCCGGGCATAGCCGCGGCTGCCTTTTCAACATTGCCTACAAGTTTTACTTCTTGTTTTGCTTGTGATAGTTCTGTTTCGTAGTATGCTACTGCATCAGGAATTTTACTTACATCACGAGAGATCTCGCTATACCAACCCATTAATTATCCCATTCATCTATTTCGTCATCATAAACATCTTCTGAATCAATATCTAGATAATAGTTAATTGCTGTATCTAATTGTGCATCAGCGCCTAATACCTCTGTAAGAGTCATATCAGTAACACCATAATCTGCCATTAGATCAACAAACCTTTCAGCCGCAGTTTCTATATGTTTTTTATCTAAATATTCTTTAAATAACATCCATATTTCAGCTATTTGTTCATCAGTCATTATTTACAGTTTCCTCGATTGGTTCAACATCAGCTACTTCGTTTTCGATAGCTTCTTCAGAGGTATTTACCACAGAAGCTTCTTTTACCAAGTAATCTGACATAACCTTATCGAGTAAGTCACCGTTCCAGTTTTTACGATATTCAAGTAGTTCTTCACCGTCCATTGTAGTGTATGCAAGACGATTACCTTGCTTGACAATAACGCCTTTTGCTTCAAACAATTCAAGTAAGCCGCTATATGGATTCATACCTGTTTCGTATGGAATCTTAACTTGTACACCTTCGAACGGTTTAGCATAACGTGTTTTCATAACCTTACAAGCGGCACGAATACCACGAACTTCACTGATCTTGTTACCATCTTCATCTTCTTTTAGTTTTAGTTTTTTCATTGCTACTACAATTGAAGATGCATAGATAAAGCCTTGACCACCTGAAATCTTATCATCTGGATCGAACATATCTTGAGATGCATATGTATGATTAGTACATACTAAGCCAACATTGTGTGAGCCAATCATATTAACTGTGTTACGAACAAGTGAAGTCAATGCCTTAGGCTTACGACCCATATCACCTTTCATATCACCCTTGTTAAACTGATCAACATCAGTAGGTGTTAGCAACATACCCAAACTATCAATAACAAACAGTACCTTAGGACGATCTTCTTCTGGCATTGCTTTATAGTCGTTCATAAACACACTAATAGTTTTAGCAACGTCATCAATCATTGACATATTAAGTTTAAGTAGTTTTTCTTCTGAAGTGTCTACATCTAGTGCGTGTAGCCAACTTTCGTCAAGTGCATTCTCTGAGTCAATTAGTACTACAAAGATGCCTTGCTCTTGTGCGTATTTTACAATGTTACCTGCACAAATATATGATTTACCTGCACCAGATTCTCCTGCAAATACTGTTACCTTACCCATAGGAACACCTTTGTTCCAATCACCTGAAATAAGATAGTTGAGTGCGTAGTTGCCTGTGCTAATCCAATCGGTAGGATCGTTAAATCCTGCACTCATGCCTGTAATGGATTTAGTTAACGAAGTTCGAAACTTCGTAGGATCAAATGCTTTTGATGCCATATTAATCTCCTAATCTAAAAAGCGTGACAGCTATTAACTTTTGAAGTGTTGACAGGTAAACCGTGAATCTCTGCTTCGGTTTCGTTAATAGCTGTCATATTGTTTTACTGTCCTTGACGTGCTCTAATCATTGCTAGAATGTCTTGAGCATTGCCACCTTCTGCAGGAGCCGCTTCAGCCGCTGGTGCTGGAGTTGGCTCTGGTGCTGCCTCTGCTACTGGAGCAGGTGCCGCTTCTGGTGCTGGTGTTGGCGCTGGTGCAGGAGTACTTGCTGCCGGAGCAACAGGATCACCTGTACGTGCCGCCATGCCACTTGGACGGAAATACTGCGACCAACGGTCTGCATCGTATGCTTCGCCATCAACTGACGCTTCGAACATTTCTTGCATGACTTTAATTGCAGTTTCGTCAGGCTTTTTAGGTAAGAAGTCACTTAGATTATATAATCCGTGTGTGTTGATAGCATTCATTTCTTCATCGTTTAACGGACGCTCTCTACGTGCCCAGTTAGATGTAGAATAGTCTGCATAGCCGCCTTTTGAAGTTTTGTTAAGACGGAAATCAACACCAGCAGTATAATCTGTTGGCAGTTCTTCCATATCTGGATCAAGCAATGCTTGTTTAATGATTTGAAAGATTTGAGGACCGATGATAAATCTACGGATTGGATTCTCCGGAGTTGTATCTTCAGTTAAAGGATTATCCGTTACAAAGCCTTGGAAGATATATGAACGTTTCTTCCAGTACTTACGACCCATATCTTCTAGACTTGGATCTTTGAACCAACCACGTACTTCGTTAAGAATGTTACACTGCTCGCCATACATTTCCATACAAGGAATTTGTACCTGTACTGGGCGTGAATCAGTTTCACCCTTTACGCCTGCAAATGGAAGTTTGATCATCAAACGTTCTGCCCAGAAAAAGTCAGCATTTTCATTGCCATCAGGAAGGAAACGTAGAGTTGCACTCTCACCTTCTTTAATATTCCAAAATGGGTAAATTGCATTGTCACCGCCTGTTGATTGACCAGAGCTGGTACCGCGGTTTTCTTGTTCTTTGAGCTTTGCTCGGATTTCTGCTAATGATGCCATAGTTGTGCCTCCTATAATGTTATGCCTATGTGCTTTGTGCCTTTTCAACTTTGTAGCACAGTATATATAATATACTCAACTACTCAGTATGTCAAGTCTTTTTTTAAAAAAACTTGAAAAAAATCAATGGATTACTCATCCATTTTTATTTATCCATTTTACAGAAGTCCCAAATATTATCTGATGATAGATAACAAAATACCTGATCGTTAACAAACAACTCTGTATTTGTTAATTTTAATGTGTATTCTTTATCTGTAAAATTTGGAATGTCTTGATGATATTCAGATACTTCAAAAAAATTTTTGTGTATATTTAATGCAATACTGTTTCCTAAATAAGTATTAAAATCAAATACGTTATATATTTCTTCTACATTGAAATCGTGTAACTCATAAATTTCTTCACTAGACACCATTAATTTTGATATCTTATTGTCTTCTTGTTTGTTTCTATTTTTAAACATTAAAACTTTTATTATTAGTTCTTTTGAAAAGAATTGTGAT